TTTAGCCCGTTGAATAAGTGCTTCATCACCTTCGGGTTTAACTTTGTGAACATCAAGTCCTTGGGTAATAAGACTGATAAGCCCGTGCTGGACAAGGCACTCAAGTCCTTCTTTGTCAAAATCAACTTCAGCATTGGCAGAGCCATCAGCGTTTTCTTTAATGATCTTTACTTGTATTTTCATTGTCTGCAAACTTTAAAATAGGTTTATCCAAAGCAAGTTTAGCTAGTTCTATGTAACGGTCTACTTCTAGCCTATCCTCGCCACCAATAGCCGCATTGCTGTGTCCAATCGGCTTTCCCATGTTGTCGTAATAGACTTCACGAATTTCAAAGTAATCCTCATACGAATTACTCATGTTTACCAAGCGTAAGTTCCAAGTCATTATTTCACCCAATAAAAGATCAAAGCCATAAAGAGCATTGCCACGCCTAATATGGCAAAGATTCCAACAGAAAAAATTAATATCAAATTTTCAATCATGCCAATAAACCCCCGTAGGGGTTTTAATTTAATTTGTGTAACCCTGTGTTTTGCGAATCAATTTAGCATCAGGGGCTTTTAATACAACCGCTTTAATCTCCGAACCATGTGCAAAAGGTAAGGCATTGGCAATAATGTCGGTAGCACGGTCTTGGTCAATATCAAAACCATCTTCTACCCAGTTTTCTGTTACTTCAAACTCTACAACCCATTTAAATGTTTTCATTTTGGTTTCCTATCTCACCCGACATTGGGTATATGTAGTTTCTTAAGATAGCTTAACCATGTCAAGGGTTTTTTGTATTATTTTATAGGTGTTTTCCCTAATGTGTTGCTTTTTTGCCATAGGTTGCCCAAAGGTGATAAGCCTTCATCCATTCAGGATGTGTCCCGAACTAATGCTCCCTAAGGTAGTGTTCATTCGATTACAAGGTTGTCTATCACCATTGTCCTTGTATCTTGTGTAGTCCCCACTCAAGGCTACGGGGCTTGCTGTCAGGTGTAAACCAGCCCATGTTCTATTCCACGCCACCCATTTAGGTGCTTGTTATCGTATGGAGTACGAATGGGAATGAACAATAAAAAAGGGCTTTAAAAGTGGCTTTATGCTGAAACGGCTTAAGAAATACCTCTTATCTTATTTCCTAAACCCACAAAGTCACTTCTAAAACCCTATCTTATCGAGTGTTTCAGTCCTCAATGTTGATTAGTATAACCCAAGTCTTTCAAAATTAAAATCCCCGTGAAAGCCAAATGTTTTGATATTAGACAGTTCACGCTCAAAACTGAAATAACGGGCTATTTCTACAGGGGCAAACTTGATACCTTGATTTTCTAAATATATCCTGTTTAAATGGCAAATTTGGTCATCTTCATTGTCATCAGAATATACAAAATTAGGGCTGGCTGTTAGCTGGCAAAGCACCCTTGAGCGTAGGCTAAAGCCACCATTGCCCACCTGTCTACCCATTGGATGCCAAGGCCATACTGCTCCAATATAGTCATATTCTAAAAATTGGTCATTCCAAGCGTCAGGATTAATGATGTACCCATCCCATTGAACTATTAAAACAAAGTCCGTGTGGATGTGTTTATGCAGTTCTTGAAGAATAAATTTGCTATACGCTTGGCGGCTATTGATTTGGGGGTCAGTTATAAAGACTTCACCGCCAAAATCAAAGTATTCTTTGCACCTGTTCATTGCCTTTTTAGCCTTGTCAGGCTGTACCGAATCAATACAGCAAAGGGTAATGTTATTCAAGTTCAGGCCAAATTAACTTGTAATTGTTGGGAAACAAGTTTTTACGGGTAATTAGCCCATGTGATTCTTTTTCTAGGGTGGCGGCTAAGATCACCAGCTTATCGTAAGGAATGTCCCCGTTTTGCCACATAGATACGGCTGGAACAGATACATTGACTATCTTGGATACCCTTGTTGGCCCACCTAAAAGACGAATCATTGCTGTTGCGGTAATTTTATCCATAAGCTATCTTAACATTTTTACAACTATTTGCAAATAAACTGTTGCTTTATGTTTTAAGTTGGCTTAATATCTAATTACGGTATATGCCGTGTTAACTACCCAAACGGGTGAGAAAGACTAAAAATGAGTGATTATGACCAGCAGTTAGCAGACCAAGTTCAGATGCAGTTTGAACTGGATGAAGTATTCAAAGACTTGGAAGATGGTGTACTTCTTACCAATCGTCAAGTAGACCTATTACGCCATTGTTGCGGATATGTCGCACCTAAACGCAATAACCATGTAAACCCTGTATTGCGTGATGTCATCAATGACTTCGGCAATTGTTTTGGCAACCCTTTAAATACATTTCCAACAATGTGGAGCAAAAAATGATTATTTCAGATAACAGTAAAGAATTTAAAATAGCACCTGCTGGCCTTCATATGGCTCGGTTGTACTCGGTCATTGACCTAGGGCATCAAGCTACCGAATGGGCTGGCGAAACCAAGATCATGCACAAAGTAGTGCTTACTTGGGAATTGCATGGTAATGACGATCAAGACCAGCCATTACAAACTGACGATAAAAAGCCGTTAATTGTGTCTAAACGCTATACAGTCAGTCTTGGGGATCAAGCTAGATTGCGTCAAGATCTAGAAGCATGGTCTAACAAAAAGATGACCGCAGAAGATCGCAAGAACTTTGACCTGCGTAATTTATTAGGTAAGTTTTGCATGGTCAACATTACCCATTCAGAAGATGGTAAGTACGCCAACATTAGCGGTATTAGCCCTGTACCGTCTGCCTTGCGTAACGCCCAGCCTGAAGGTGTCAACCCTACCTTGCATTTTTGGTTAGCTGAGTTTGACCAAGCTAAGTACGATTCCCTGCCAAAGTATTACAAAGAAAAGATCACGGAATCGTCTGAGTGGCGTGGGCAAAAGGCACGGGAAGCTGATGAGCCAAAAGCTGAAGATTCTAAACTTGACGATATTCCGTTCTGATGAGCCATCCAAATCAAATGGCATTTGTGCAATCTGTTAGGGGTTTTTTCCCTGACAGTTTTGCCAACAAAAAAGTCCTAGAAGTAGGGTCATTAAACATTAACGGGTCTGTAAGGGAGTTTTTTACAGGATGCGAATATTTAGGGGTAGACATTGGGGCAGGTAAGGATGTAGACATGGTTTGTAAAGGCCATGAATTACCTTTTCCTAACTTGTCTTTTGACACCGTTATTTCTTGTGAATGTTTAGAACACGACATTGATTGGATAAAAACATTTGACAAAATGTGCGAGTTGTCTAAAGACTTAGTAATTATGACTTGTGCTACGGTTGGCAGACCCAAGCATGGGACTTCAGACACTAACGCAGACGCATCACCTTTTACCAACAATTATTACAAAAACCTTGAAATAAAAGACTTTGTAGACCATTTTGACTTTTACACAATTTTTAAACATTTTGGCATTTCAGTAAACTCTGACAGTCAAGATTTGTATTTTTGGGGAAAAAAATGATAGTTAAAGAAAAGGAAGAAAAAAGTGGTCACTTCTATACTAAAGACGGCAGTCCAGCCTATACAGTCATTGGATCGTCTACGGGAAAGGAACGGGCAACAAATGTATCTGATGCACGAAAACTCGGTTTACTGCCCTCAGTTACTACAATCATCGGTGTTGCCAGCAAAGGTGAAGGATTGCTCCGATGGATGCAAGAACAAGCTATCCTTGCCGCACTTACATTACCTCGCCTAGAAGGGGAAGAAGAAGGGGTTTGGCTATCTAGGGTAATGAAGGATAGTAAGGCTACTGGTAGGGAAGCGGCAGAGCGTGGTACGGCTATTCATAACATCATTGAAGGTTACTTTGAGCAAGTGTATATGCCCGAAAAACCAGCTTACCTTGATGCAATTGATAGTACGCTTAAAGGTGCGTTTGGAAGCCAGCCGTGGCTAAGTGAGCGTTCTTTTGGTCATCCCTTGGGCTTTGGGGGAAAGTGCGACCTTATGGCCAAACCGATCAACGGTCAAGGTACGGGGTTCATAGTAGATTTTAAGACTAAGACTACCGATCTTGATAAAATTGATGTATGGTTCGAGCATGAACTACAGTTAGCGGCATATCGTGAAGGGCTAAACTTGCCCAACGCACGGTGTGCCATAGTATTTGTCAACGGCACAACTAACCAAGTAAAATTAGTAGAAGTAGAAGAACCCCAGCTTCAAAAGGGCTGGGAGTGCTTTCAACACTTATTACGCTTTTATCAGGTAAAAAACAATCTTTAATTCCTTCACGGGAACGGGGGAAACGAAAGGAGTACCCCAACTTATTTAAGGTCTGTGCATTTTCAGCCAGTTAAAGGTTTGCAAACCGCCTATTTTTAGGGCGTTAAGCCGCCATAGTAGGATGCAGTAAGTTAGGGTTTTTGCGGCTTTCCACCTAACAGCTAGTAACTGCCAAATACTGCCCTGTATCTTTTTTACCACTTAGGGTTTTCCTTAGATAAATATGTTGACAGGGTTAAGCTAACTTAACTAAACTAGCATTACTCGATTGGCGAGTGAAATAGAAAAGGAAACAAAATGTCAAACAATTATTTATTTTCGATGTACTGCGGTAACACCTACCTAGATGTTTACGGGTATGTAGATAAAGACGAACCTAGCGTTGGTCATGTAGGCGGCATAGAAATAGAAGATGTCTGCACCTGCGACACTAAAACAAGCGTATGGGAAATGATCCACGCACTCAATTTTGATAAATTTAACGAACAGGCTCAAATGGCTTGGTCAGAACGGAACGACAGATGAAATATTTACT